AGCTCGCTCAACTTCTTTGAGAAGTACTACCTCTGGCCAGACCCGGACACCGATTTCAATCCTCTGTTCTTTGACGACGAGCCGGTTACCACGCCACTTGGCCACTACTCCATCTACAAGGAGTGGGCCACCAGTCGCAGCTCCCTTGTCGTCGCCCCCCGAGGATTTGCCAAGAGCAGCTGTATCCGAAAGTCCATCCTGCTGCAGATGTTGACCCGTCCGGCATTCTCCTTCATCTACGCCACCAGCTCGCACGACAACGCGCAGCAGACCAGCCAGATCATCAAGACGCAGTTCACGGACAACGCTCGCATCTTCAACGACTTCGCGCCAGACTTCCCTGACGAGCGAATCATTCCCCGACGCGGCGAGGCTTCCTTCGGCTTGGAGATGATGTATCTGAAGAACGGCTCGTGGCTCCGCGCCATCTCCGCCTCCAGCAAGCAGCGCGGTGGTCGACCTCGTTGCTACGTGCTGGACGACCCCGAGTACGACGCACGCGCATCCACCTCAATGGCCGTCCTTCGTGACTACGTGGATCAGCTGCTGTTCAAGATCATCCTTCCGATGCTCACCCGTCCTGACACCTCGGTGCGGTGGCTCGCTACCTTCGTGAGCCGCCGTCACTACGCATGGCACGCCATGCAGACCGAGCAGACCTCCGAGGGTCCTCGAGCACAGGATCCTCGCTTTGAGTTCTGGTCCCGGATGCTCCTTGACTCCGAGTACGAGAAGGACGGGAAGCTTCATTCCTGCTGGCCGGAGATGTGGCCTCTCAATCGGGAAACCAAGAAACTGAACCCCAAGCTCAAGAACCGGCTGTCGCTCGAGGAGATTCAGGAGCGAGTCGGACGGTCGGTCTACCTTGCGGAGTACCGCGGACGACCCGGTGAGAGTGGTGAGAACTTCTTCCCCCAGATGACCCGCGAGGCTCACGGCTGGTGGCTGTCTGATGTGGACGAGGACTTTGGACTGCAGCCCTACAACTCCAAGGCGGAGATCCACTGGGAGTCCAAGAATCAGGACGGCCAGGCTGTTCAGAGGTCTCGTCCAATCAGCGAGTTCATTCAAGAGTCCCGGCTGTTCATGTCAATCGACACCTCGTTCACCCATGGCACAGACTCCGACTACAAGGTCTGCACGGTCATGGCCGCTACCCCGGAGAACTGCCTGTTCGTTCTGGACATGTGGGCAGGCAAGACCCCGGAGAACGAGCTGGTCCGTAACGTCTTCCGGCTAGCCGACAAGTGGAGGATCCCCACCATCCACCCGGAGGTCATTCGAGAGTCGGCTTCCCTCTACCAGCAGCTGGAAGCCCTTGTCCGACAGCGGGCTACGGAGATGACAGGTACTACCCACCTTCCCCGAGTCGTGCCCCTCCGAGTGGGCATGATGCAGAAGGAGGGCAAGATCAGCACCCTGATGTTCCGCTTTGAGCACGGTCTCATCAAGATGCCCCTGTGGCGTCGAATGGAGAAGCCGTGGCGCGAACTCTTCGACCAGATCGAGCAGTTCAATCCCGAAGCCAAGAACGGTGGCTTGGCCCACGATGACCACCTCGACACGGTCTCCATGAGCACCATCATCATGCGGTTCCGCATCCCCAAAGTGGGGGGACCTGACGCAGACAAGGAGACCTACATGGAGCTCATGAAGCGGGGTGAATTGCAGGATGGAAACGGAGTTCCACACCTTGCCCACCTTGACTTCTCTAAACTTAGCGCGGAGGATGTAGACCACCTTCTTGTCTACAAGAAAAACGATGGACCTTCCAAAGTCTGACAAGGACAAGCCGATCTATGTGACCATCCCGTACTTCCTGTACGAGGCCATGTCACGCGTTTACTATTCGCGGAACCCTGTCGACCTCGGTCTTCCGCCGGTTCGTCCGGTGGTAACAGAGGAACCGCGAACAGAGTTCACGGGGGCTTTTGATCTTTCTGACGACGAGATCCCCACTGAGTGGACACCACTAGGTGTCGCAAGGAGAAAGAACGATGGCGGTCCAGGCAATAAGCCTCCCCAAGAAGCCTGAAGACCTTGCTCGTCTTCTCCGCATGCACGCCGAGCGCGAGCGTGCTCGATACTCATACCGGCGTGCCATGTGGATGCTGGCGTGGTACTACCTGAACGGTGCCCGCCGCTTCGACGTGTTTGATCCGTACAACGGTCGAATCTCCCCCCACTACCTCGATCGCGATGGAAACGTGGAGTTCCAGTCGAACGAGTTGCTGGCGATGATCGACAAGACGGTTGCCCGCATTGCCTCGATGGACCTTCGACCCAAGGTCATGCGTCAGGGCAGCAGCCTTCGCATGATTCGGGAGCGTGCATCGGCTCAGGTTGTTGCAGACTCCCTGATCTCCGACAACCACCTGTCGTCTGTGGTCAGCACGTTTGCTCACCACTTTGTGACGCTGGGTTGCTGCGGCATTCAGGGCCACCTTGTGGATGTACCAACCATTGGACTGACCGCAGACCTTGAGGTTGTGCACCCCCGCGAGGTGTACCCGTTCCCCGCGCTCCATCAGGACTTTGCCAAGAAGCAGGGCATTATTCGACAGCGCGTGATTCCAGTGGAGTTCCTTGAGGACCGCTTTGGCAAGTCGTTCATCGCCAAGAAGTTGGACGGCATGGAGTACTGGGCAACGGACCCCGGAAACACCGTGCAGGATCCCAACCTTGACGAGCCGGGTGATGCGGTTCGTAACCCGTTTGACGGCCGATCCATCAGCTCTGGTCTCTCAGCCGGTTCCAACTTGTTGGCTACCAAAGTGGCGCGTGTTCGTGAACTGTGGCTTGATGGACCCCGCGGTACGTGCAGTCGGTACGTTGTGACTTGCGGCATTCAAGTGCTGCTTGATGAGGACTACAGCGACCGCACCGTCTACTGCCCGCTGAGTTGGGCGCGCTTCATGGACACCGGCACCTTCTACGGTGCTGGTATGTTTGACATGCTCTTTGGCATCTCCCGAGAGGCGGAGAAGCTGATGAAGAGTCTGTTCAACAACATCCGTGACATCGACAAGTACGGCGTGCTTGTCCTGCCTGCAGGCGCATTCAACGAGCGAACCAGTCTTCGCGAAGTGGGCAAGGGTCTGCGAGTCATGGCCTACCAGCCGGACCCGCTGAACGAGAAGTTCAACCCGATGACCATCTCGCCGGTGAACGCTGGCGATGTCCCTGGAAAGGTCGCACAGTTTGCTCGAGAGGTCATGCACGCCATCAGCCCAATCCAAGATTTGATTCAGGAGAAGGGCCGTGTGGACTCTGCTACAGGTTTGCAGTTCCTCGATGAGCAGATCACCCGTGCAATGACAAACCCATCGATTGGCATTCAGCGCTGCTTTGGCGATCTGTACCAGTCGATTGTCTCAAGTGCTGTGACCGATCTGGTCAAGTTCCCCAAGCCAATTCCTGTGACAAACCTGACCATGGATCTGGCCGGTGCAGTCATCAACATGGAGAATGGCTCAGTCAGCTTTGACCAGAACCCCATCCCCCATGTGAGCCACTTGACCTTCAGTGTCAAGGAGGTCAGCCCACGCAGTGAGGTGGCACGCAAGCAGGAAGCTCTTAGCCTTCTCAAGGCGGGTCTGATGGACCCTGACTCCTTCAAGCTGTTTGCGTTGAAGGAGGGTCTTGACTTTGCCATGTGGATCGAGGAGGAACGGTCGGCCTACGAAATGGGCGTCCAGAACATTCTTGTGCTGTACGGCAACGGTCAGGACCCGGGTCAGGTGGTGACTACTCAGCACAATGCCCGTCCTGACATTCAGCTCCGCCTACTCTCCGCGTTCATGACCAGCCCCACCATGGCGGTGGCCAGCCCAGAGGTTCAGGACGCGTTTGCCAACTACCGTGAGTCTCTGATGCAGTTCATGGGGACAACTCTGCCCCCACAGGTCCCCTCGCCCGAGATGGCCGCCATGGCCATGGGACCTCAAAACCCCGCCAACCCTGGCATGCCGGGCATGCAGGGTCCCCCCATGTGAGGACTGAATGGAACCCAACGAAACGAACGAAACGCAGCCGCAGACCGAAACTACCACCATTGACCTCGACGCAAAGGTCAAGGTGGGGGGCGATGAAATCCCCATCCGAGATCTTGCCTCCGCGCGAGAAGAGCTTGCAAAGGCTCGGGAGGAGATGGAGCGCCTCAGCCAGTTTCGCGACGCGGCTCTTACGATCATGCGGCAGGATCTGAACCCTGACGCCAAGATGGAGGCAGCTCGCCAGATTCTGGCGGATGCCGGACTTCCCCAGGACGAGATCGACCGCCAGGTATCTGGCTGGGTCAACGCACAAGGAGACGATGAGATGGTTGACGAGAACAACGAAGAAGTGAACGAGGAAGAGATCGACGAAGATGATGAGGACGTTACGGCTGTTGCCGAAGCGATCCGTGACGCCCAGTTCCGAGCGCAGCAGGCGGAGGACGAGGTTCGTCGAATCAAGGCCGAGCGCATGGGCAACCAGATGTCCACCGACATCCAGACGGCCCTTGACGAGATCTCGGACGCTCGTACACTGATGAGCAAGCTCCGCGAACTGAACGGCGATGAGGCCGCCAAGAACGCACGGGCCGCGATCGAGCGGGACATCCGGCAGACAACGCTGGACAACCTTCGAGCGCGACGCGATGCGGCTGGCAGCTTCAGCGATACGTGGGTAGCGGAAGAGGCAAAGCGAGCCGCTGAGGCCGTGGTTGCCAAATACCGCTCGGTAATCGGTGACCCGAACCGTCTTGGTCGGGCACCGGAAACAGCAAGCGGCGTTGACTATCTGGTGTCCCGCAAGCCGGTTCCTCAGCCCAAGTGGAAGCCTGGAATGAGGTACGGCGACGTTGAAGGACAGCTGCAGGCGTTCAACACTGATGCGTTGACGCGCCTTGCATCTGGTCTGGATTCGGGCGGCGACAAGGTCTGACGCGCTTCCATCCCCGAGCTACTAGGAACCAACAACCATGCCTTTCGGCACTACTGGAACTCTCTTCGATACTCACTCCCAGCAGATCGAAGAGATCATCAACAAGAACGTCGACACCATCCTTCCGACCCTTGACCCCGCGTGGCGCGATACTGTCGTGACTTCGCAGGGCGTGGGTCCGGCATCGTCTATCGGTCGTGACCTGAAGATCCTCAAGATCTACCGCGGCGGTCTGACCGGCGTGATTGAGCAGGCCTTCCCCCGCAACGACTTTGTCCTTTACGGTGACAACACCACCGCTTTTGGTAGCAAGCTGTACACGCAGGATGCTACCCAGGTGTGGCCGAGCGCCCTTGAGGGGCCGGTCAATCGTCCGTACCGCCTTGGTATCGGCATGCGCGCCATGCTGACCAACCTGGCGATTACCATGGGCGAGCTGCAGGCGGAGGCCACTCCGGCCTTCATCGGCGACGTCATCGCTCCGAAGATGAAGGGCTTTGCGCAGAATCTGGCTCATACCCTGTGCAACTACTGGTACACCAGTCAGAACACGGGCTACGCCCTCTGCTCTTTCACTTTCCTCAATACCAACCTTACCAACCCGTCGACTGGCATTCTTCAAGAGACTCTTGTGCTCACGCCGGACAAGTACGAGATTGACCGGTTCTACGTGGGTCAGCGAGTTGACATCTACAACAACAACAGCGGTGTTCCTGGCAGCACTCGACTCAACGAGGCCAGCGGCACTCGACTCAAGCTGTTTGTTGCTGCTGTGGACGAACTCAAGGGTCAGGTCACGCTTCGTGGCGACGATGGATCGCTTTCGGGCGGTAGCAACACCGCCACTTACTGGATCGTGTACGCCAACAGTCGTTCCAGCAGTTCTCCCAACTTCACCGGCATCGCTGGCATCAACAGCTGGATGAAGTTCGGCAGTGGTGGTAACGACAACATCCTTTTGGGAGCTGAGTCTGACAGCTCAAACCAGATCGATGTGACCGTGCACCCCGAGTTCAAGTCCTTCGGCGTGAGCAGCGTCGGTACCCTGACTGAGCACAAGCTCCGTCAGTACATCCGCCGCTTCCACGCTGCGAAGAACAAGTACGGCCAGACGATCGATTGCCTGATCGCTGCTGACGGTATCTGGCTGGCCTACGAGGCTCAGAAGATTGGTCAGTACAGTCTGGACCGCACGGGTCGCCTGTCGAGCATCAGCAATGAGGGCTCGGAGGACGGCTTCAAGTTCACCTTCGAAGGTCGCACTTACAACGGCTACACCTCGACCTACATCGAGGACGGCGTTGTGTACGGCCTGAAGAAGGGTGCTGCGAACTGGAAGCGCTACGTGCCGCCTGCTCCGCAGGGCGTCACCACCTTCCCCGAGGCTGAGTCGTTCATCCCCTTCAACTTCGTGGTCCCGGCTCTGACCGGCACCTCGTCGACGAAGTGGCCGATCCTCAACGGTGGAAACCTCACTGAGGCCGTTCAGATGCCGGGCATGCTCCGCATGCAGCTGGTCCCCGACCAGCCCGCCGGCCTGAAGCTCAGCGGCGTCACCTCGGATCGCGTGTGGTCTGCGACCTGATAGTCGCTGACTCACGACAAACTCCTGGAGGGCCTTGAGAGTGGCCCGAGTGCGCAAGGGGCGGCAGGTCAGGCGAGGGCCTGCCGCCCCAACACTGAAGAGTCGGAGTACAGGAAGCACGGCACGAGTGGCCGTGCTTTCCTGTACCCACTCACCTCACACCCCACCTGCTACCCATGCTTGGATTCTGGACACCCTGTCCAATCTGGATGGTGTTACCCACTTCATCCATCTTGGAGACATCTTCGAAGCCTCAGCCGCCTCCGTCCATCCAGACGAAGCGGAGCACACCCTGCTTGACGAGTACAAGCACGGTGCGGCATTCATGGCTTCACTACGTGGTGTCCTACCCAAGACGACTTCTTTCCGGGCGATTCTGGGAAACCACGACGACAACCTCATTGCAGCAGATCCCCGTCGGATCCCCAAAAGCCTGCGGGACGTCACCGACTTTCTACATACGGAACCCTTTGCGTCGGAAGCAAAGCACTGGAAGTGGACGCCCTACCGCAAGGACCGGTCAGGCTGCATCGAACTAGGTCCAGCCATCTTCACCCACGGCTTTGACGCCGGTAGGTCAAGCGACGAAACCGAAGCCATTCAGTTCTCCAACTTCTGTGGGGGGCATGCATATCGCCTTGTCGTGCGAGGTCACACGCACAGGCCGGTCCCCCCAACTCAATGCCGGAGGACTGCCAGCATCCCACTGCCATGGTGGTACATGAACGTGGGCACCTGTGGCCCACTTCAACCTGATTGGATGCGCCGCAAGGACACGTCTCAGTGGGGGGCTGCAATCGGACTGGTGGAGTGTAAGATGAGCGCGTTCGCTCCTTTCAAGGGGAAGGAGTGGGACGCC